TTGATTTTTCGGCGTTCATAATCCCTCACAGTATTTGTCATTCGTCATCACGTAGACTCGGCGGGATTCATGGCTTGGTGAAAGGCAAGATTAGCTGCACGGGCTCGACATAAGGCGAGCCATCCGGCCAGAGCGGCTCAGGAGGCTCCGGCTTCTTCGGCTTGGCTACGAGTCCGCCGATAGGTGAGGCGCTTGCCAGCGATCCCGCGCATGATGGCATCGGTGCGTTGCTTGTCGGTGAACCCGAGCGCCACACGATAGTTGTAACGGAAGTCAAATTCGCAGAGATAGCGCTTCAAATGAGCTTGGCTCACGTGATGATATACGCCATAAATACCACGTTTGAGGATTGAGAAGTATCCTTCAACTGTATTAGTATGAGCGTCCCCACGAACATACTCGTCTATTGAGTGATTGACGGTCCTGTGGCTGGCGAATTGTTCACCAACTTGCCAATAGATTCCACTCTCATCGGTTCTGAAATGCGACGTCTTGCCGATTGCGTCAACCATGATGGGCTTCACGGTTGCGGCAGTCACATTCGGAACATTGAGGTGGAAGCTGCGTACCTTTCCGCCGCGCTCTACCAGCGCCAGGACGGGCTCTTTCGGAGGGGGAGCCGTATATGCGCGGTTCTTGGCTTTGCCGCCCGTAAAGGTCTCATCGCTTTCGACGAACTTCCCTTCGCCGCCGAGCGGCCCGAGATGGCCCTCACGCATTGCTTCACGGATGCGCATGGTCATGAACCACGCCGTCTTGTAAGTGACGCCGAGCATGCGGTGCAGCTGATGCGTGCTCATGCCCTTCTTTGACGAGCCGAGTAGAAACGTAGCAAGCCACCACTTCGTGAGCGGAACCTTGGAACGCTCGAAAACGCTACCGACCGTGACGGTGAATTGTCCTTTGCACCCGTTGCAATAGTAGAGACCGGGGCGATGGGAATGCTTCTCGCCGCCGATCAGAACGATGCGATCGAAGGCACCGCAGTGCGGGCAGATCGGGCCGGTCGGCCAGCGGCAAGCCTCAAGTGCTTCGCGAGCGGCATTTTCGTCGGTGAAGATCGGATTCTGTAGCTCGGCGAATGACATAGCGGGCGGCTCCGATTACAATCCTAAATATGGTCGCCTACCGCGCTTTTGTCAAGTATACAATTGCCGAAACATCGCCCTCGCAAGGTCGAGCAAAAGTCTTGCTGCTGTTTGGAGATCCGCCGGATGCTTCGCTTCCCGAACTGGCCAACTACCGCCTGAAAGCCACCCGCACAACAATCCCCCGTCTTCTGGCCGCCCCCCATGTACAAGGCAGCCCCGAATCATCGCCACTGATCCGCCTATGCCGTTGGTAGACGCTATCGAACACCAGTCCGCAAATTAACTTTTACCTGGGCCGCTTTTCTGCTCGAGACCTCCTGCTGAAAAAAATTTGGAGCTCTTTTTTTTCAGCTGAAAGATTTGGGACACGCGTCCAATTTATGCCACGGCATCCGCCGCATATATTGCGAAACTAGGAGTGATACCCGAATGAAGGTAACGGTTTCCGGCTCGTTGCATAGGAACCTGGCAAAACAATCCGGATATCAGGCTGCTCCTGCGCCCATGCTGCAGCATGGCTACATGCAAGCAAACACGAGCAATGTTAGAATTGAAGAGCCGACACTGGGCTCACTGGATTGGGCTTGTAATGAAGCGGGCGATCTCAGTCCGCGCCAAGTAATTCGGATGGCTAACGACCAAAAATTTCCGGAGCCGGTGCGAGTTACCAAAGGTAATGAACGCCAGAAAGGGCGCATAGCCTTCGTTAGAAGCGAAGTAAGGGCCTGGGTCGCCGAGCGAGTCGCCGAGAGGGACAGTGCGCGGTCGGATCGCGCCGCCGGTAGCCCGGCTTAGCGGAAACGACATTCCTTAACCGAACCCGCGCACTGCGCGCTGGAAAACCACGCTGATCGCCGCCCGCCGACACAGAGGGCTGTCGCCGCGTCACGGGCCACCAAGGCACCGAGCGCAAAAATGGCCCACCGTTATGCCGACCTCGCCAACGTTGAGAGTGCACAAGTGGGTGAGCTGCCGCAGGGCTAAGGGGAAGGGAAATGTAGGTAGATGAATTTTCTCTAGTTGCCCGACCGACGCAGGAACCCGCCAAGGCTCGCGCCGATCGGGCAGACCGACTTCGTGACCAACCGCAAAGTAGGATCCTGCCAATGGCCACATGGCACAGCTGCGCGCTGGCGCGCCAGCCCCGGTCACTGCCGTTCCTCGTATTATATACCCGCAACGGAATTTTCAACCGCGCGTACCTGGCAGCTCGAAATTCGTCCGCCGCATGGTAGCCAATCACGTTTTGGCGGTACGAACATGACAGACAATGTCACGCCGCTCCGCGAGCCTGGGGCATTGCTGCGGCTGGCGCCGATCAACATCGAGGCCGAACAGCACTTGCTGGGTGCGATCTTGTGCAACAACCGGCTGTGCGAGGTGGTCCCCGACTTCCTTAAACCCGAGCACTTCGCTAACGCGATGCACGCTCGCATTCTGGAGGCGATCCAGAAGCTCGTCGATCGAGGCGAGATTGCTAGCCCTGTCACGTTGAAGGCAACCTTCGATCAGGATGCGGCTCTGGCGGAAACCGGCGGCGCGGGATACCTGGCGAAACTTGCAAGCGCCGGGGCGACCCTGACGCATGTCGAGGTCCAGGATTATGCGCACCTGGTTTACGATCATTGGCAGCGTCGGCAGTTGATCGAGTTCGGCGAGGAGGTCGTCGGCACGGCCTATCGCGCCGAACTCGACAATCCCGCATCGGCGCAAATTGAGCGCGCCGAGTCCTGGCTCTATCGACTCGCCGAGAGCGGCGACACAGGCTCCGGCTTTCAGCCATTGAGCGCAGCAACAGGCCGGGCGATCGAGATCGCCGACGCTGCCTACAAGCGCGGAGCTCGAACCGTCGGGACGCCGACCGGGTTTACTGATCTCGACAAAATGCTTGGCGGTCTGCACCGATCCGATCTGGTGGTCCTCGCCGGGCGCCCATCAATGGGGAAGACCGCCCTCGCAACCAATATCGGCTTCAACGCGGCACAGAACGGCGAAACGGTCGGCTTCTTCAGCTTGGAGATGGCCAATGAGCACCTCGGAGCCCGGGTGCTCGGTGGTGAAAGCCGGATCCCGGCCGATTGGGTGCGGCGCGGCGATCTCAACCAGCAGCATTTTAATCAGTTGATCGAGGCGAAACGGCGAACGGATGGGTTGCCGTTGTGGATCGACGACACGCCCGCACTCACCGTCTCGGGGTTGCTCACGCGTGCCCGGAGATTGAAGCGCCGGCACGGCCTCGACCTGGTCGTGATTGACTATCTGCAGCTGTTGCGGCCAGCCCGGAAAGAAGCCTACGCGGCGGTTCATGCTGAGCTTATTAAAGCCCTTGGCGGTGACCGGCTGCCAACACTTCCGTTGCATGTGATAGCACGCAATGCCTAGCCGGCCCTGGTTACGATGGTATCCCGGCGACTGGCGGGCCGATCCACGTCTGCGCATGTGCAGCCTCGCTGCACGCGGCTTATGGATCGAGCTGTTGGGCTTCATGCATGAGGCCGAACCTTATGGGCATTTCATCGTTGGCGGCGCCGCCCCTTCCGAGAGAGAGATCGCCAAACTAGTTGGAGCCTCAATTTCCGAGGCGAAAAGGTGCGTTTTAGAGCTGAGAAATTCGGGCGTTTTTAGCACGAATTCAGAGGGCGTGATCTATTCCCGTCGCATGGTCCGAGATCGCGAAAAAGCCGAGCGCGACCGGATCAACGGAGGCGCCGGCGGGAACCCGAAGCTCAGGCCTCCAAACGGGATTGAGGATGGCGCCGGGTTAACCCCAAACTCGGCCCGTTTAGACCACAGCGTTAACAGGTTGGATAACCGGGGGGTTAACCCGCCGTATTGGCCACCGGATAAAGCCGCGCGCGCACATGCGCCTGGGTTCCAGAAGCCAGATACCAAACTAAAAGGTTCAGAAGGTTCTAACGAACCTTCTGCCGCTACCCCGGCGCTCGATTCACGAAAAGAGGTGTTTGATCGCGGCAGGGCGATACTCGGGCGCAACGCGGGCGGCATGATCACGAACCTGCTGCGGCATTGCGACGGAGATTGTCAACGCGTACTCGAGGTGCTGCGGCGGGCAGAGAGCAAGAGCGAGCCGCGGGAATACCTCGGCGCGGTCCTGAGAGGCGATACAGGCGTGAGAGCGGATGAGGCCCTCGCGCAAACCGAACGGCTCTATCGAGATCTAGGTGTGTCGTGATCGCCGACATTACCGAGATCAAGCGAGCTCTCGAAAACCGTGCGCACGACGTGGCCGAGTACCTGCTACCGCGCGGGGTTCTCGAAGGGCGCGAATGGTGTGTCGGCAGCACAGCGGGCGAGCCCGGGAAATCGTTGAAGGTCTGCGTCAAAGGCTCGAAGGTGGGAACCTGGGCGGATTTTGCGGCTGCAGGCGAGAGCGGCGATCTGATCGACCTATGGTGCTTCGTAAAACGCTGTACTCTGAGCGAGGCGCTCGAGGGCATCCGTGCCTGGCTGGGCGTGAGCCGTCCGGATTTCGAAAAAATCAAGCGAACTTATCGACGGCCGGAGGAGCCCAAATGTACGGTACCGAAATCTGTGGTGCTCGAATATCTCACCGTCGAGCGGAAACTGTCCGTCAACGCGCTTCGCGCTTACGCTATCGGCGAGGACGGCAGGACAATCATTTTTCGAAGCCTTTTGCCAGACGGTGAACTGGCCCTTATTAAACGCCTCCGTATCGATCGGACCGCCGCTGGGAAGAAAAATACCTGGGTCGAGCCTGATTGCGAGCCGGTATTATTCGGTTGGCAGGCGATTGATTCGGAAGTTCGCGAGGTAACAATTACCGAGGGCGAAATCGACGCAATGACCAGCTGGGATTACGGCTGGCCAGCATTGTCGATCCCGTTTGGAGGCGGCGGTAAAAAGCAGCAGCAGTGGATCGAGTCCGAATTCGAACGCATCGCCCGGTTCGAGATCATCTATCTCGCGCTCGATATGGACGCTGAGGGTGAGGCGGCCGCCGATGAGATCGCCAATCGCCTCGGCCGGCATCGGTGCTGGCGAGTGCGGTTGCCCCGAAAGGACTTAAACGAATGCCGCAAGGCAGCAATTTCCGCTGAGGAGATCCGGCAACGTTTTGAGGAAGCCCGGCCCCTCGATCCTCCCGAGCTGCTGCGTGCGGGGGTGTTCGCCGACACCGTAGTCGATCTGTTCTGGCCAACTGTGGATCAAGAGCCAGGATATCAACTGCCATTCCGCAAGGTTGGAGATCGATTGCGGTTTCGGCCGGCCGAGTTGGTCCTCTGGACCGGAGCAACGGGCGCCGGCAAGTCTCAGATCCTGTCGAACGCATTGGTTGCAATGGGCGGACAGGGCGCCCGCGTCTGCATCGCGTCGCTGGAAATCCCACCAGGGCAATTGATCCGCCGCATGGTCAAGCAAGCGGGCAACGTAGACCGTCCGACCGAGCAATTTATCCGCGACATTGTAGGCTGGCTGGACGCGTGGCTTTGGATATACGGCGCCGTCGGCAAGGCCGCCGTAGCCCGCATTCTGGACGTCTTCGAATACGCTCGCTGTCGCTATGGATGCGATGTCTTCGCGATTGACAGCCTCATGCGCTTGGGCGTCAGCAGCGAGGATTATGAGGGGCAGGAAAGAGCAGTTTTTGAGCTGGTATCGTGGGCGGTGGAAAAGAGCGTGCAAGTGCATCTCGTCGCTCACGCTCGCAAGAGCGATCGCA